GGAAAAGCAAAAACAGATTTAGATAAAGAACAAATTAAGCAGTTAGAAACTCAAATTGAGTTAATCGAAAGTAATAAATTTGAATCTAAAGAAGACAGAGAAGCTGCTCTTGAAAAGGCTAAAGAAACTAAAGAAGCAACCGAGAATATAGTAAAAGCGGTCGAAAATAAAAAGCCAACAACAAAAGAAGCGATTGCTTTTCAGTCTATTATAGAGCAAGGTAAGATAGCTGAAGAAGATAAGAAAATTAATGAGACAAGAAAAGAACTTGAGCAAAATCTAGCAAAAACTCGTTCTTCGCTCGACACAGCACAAATTACTGCTATTGAAGAGCAAATAGCAATATTAAAGGATAATAAGCTAGCTTCAGTAGAAGAAAAGCGAGAAGCACGAGAATTAGCTGAAAAAAATAAAGAAGCTCTAGAACAAATAGCAGAATCGCAAGAAAGTCTTATAAAGGAATTTAAAGAAGGATTTGGTGAACTTCGTGGTGAAGGTCTCGGAGGTTTAATTAAAATGCTTATTGTTGGAATTCCTGCTTTATTAGGAGGTATCGTAGTAGGAATTGGTGCTCAGATAACTGCAGTATTATCTAGATTCAAAAGCGTAGCTCTTATATTTGGAAAAATAGGAAAGTTCTTTGAACCTATTCTTAAAGTATTATCTACCGGATCAGGTGCAATTGGCGGATTTCTAAAAACTCTTCCTATGGTAGGTAAGTTTTTCGAAAGCCTTTTTATATATGCCGGACGAATGTTTACTCTTGGAAAGGGATTAGCTAAACTTGCTGGCCCGATAGGTATTGCTTTAGCACTAATTAGTGGTCTCATTGGCGGAATTAAAGGCGCAATAAAGGGTTTTAAAGAAGACGGAATTATTGGAATGATTCGAGAGGGTATCATCGGCATTTTTGATGCGGTGATCGGTGGATTAGTCAGACTTGTTGGTAGTATGATTGGTGGTATCTTTAAACTATTGGGTTTTGAAAAGCTTGGCGAAGGAATTAAAAATGGATTTAGTCAATTTGTTGATGGATTTTATGGATGGCTTAGAGGTATATTTAATATTTTGGCTGGAATTCTTACCTTTGATGTAGATAGAATTAAAAAAGCTGTTGGTCAATTACTCGATGGTACATTAAATGGAGTTATAGGTATTATCAAAGGGATTGGAGGAATGATAGTTGGACTAATAGGTAGTATTTTTAAAGGAATTTTTAACCTATTTGTCAAACTACCAATAAAAATACTTGCGAATGGAATAAAAACTCAGATTAAATTTATAGCATTTATTGGTAAATTATTTAAGGCACTCTTCTTTGATATACCAGTAAAAATATATCAAGCAATATTTAAGGCTGCTTTACAACTGCCGAAAATGTTAGTAGATAAAGTTAAATCGTTTTTTACATCGATGGTAGAATCAATAGGTGATGCATTCTCGAACGCATTTAGCTTTGTAAAGCGTATTGGTAAAGCCTCAACCGCTGCATTAAAAGCTGCTCTTCCAGGTGGTGAATCACCAAAAGAAGCATTCTTACGAGTAATGGGAGGTGAGAGCAAAGAAGAAGGAGAAGCCATTGTCCCAGATTCAGAACGAATGGGACAAGAAAGACCAACGAAAACGACTGAAACATATGTCGAAGAAAAATTTATACCACCTCCTCCAAAGAAAAAGGAAACTTTAGCAGAATTTGAAGCTAGAATGATGGCAACAGTTAATGGAGATGTAGCTCCAGCAGCAGTGGCATCAGAAGCCGTAATTCCAACTACGGATATAACAGCTAAAACAGCTCCAGCAGCAGCCGAGGAATTAGGAGAAACGCCTGAAAAGGATGATAGTTTAGCAGGTAAGATTAAAGGTATTGGATCAATGATGATGGATATCATCGATGCTCCGTATAAACTTATACGAGACATGCATAAATCTATCCTCGAAATGGGTGAAAAGGCCGTCAAAGGTGTTATAGGAATTGCTGGAAATACCACAAAGTCACTTGGTAAACTCGGTAAAGCTGGATTCTCGGCATTTAAAGCGCTTCTTCCTGGTGGTGATTCACCGGCTGAAGCATTTAAGAAGTCATTAACCGGTGAAGGCAAAGAAGCGGGATCATCTAAAGCAATGACACCAATGATGTCATCTGAAACACCGGAATTCGATGGTCCAATGGATCGAGCAACTGCCGCGAAAAAAAGCGGAGTATTTCTGAATAACATGATGATTGACGATTATAGCCGGGATCGCATGACCCTTATGAATTTTGATAATAAAGAAGAACAATATGTTAATCCGGTCGACCAAATCGAAGGTGAAAGCATCATTAGAGAAAACCAATATCGCGATGTCAAATTCGAAGATTTTCTTAGTGCAGAAGATATTGAGTATATTGATTCAGTAAAAAATAAGGGAAACTTTGCGTTTGAGCAAGATGACCGCATTAAGCAAATTCTTGACGATGGTATGAAAAAGAAATATTCCATATCAGATGAAGATTACACATTTGATAAAAGAAAAGAACTTATTATGCAAATATTAGAAAATAACGCCGATAAAGAACGCGCTCAATTGTCTGATAATAAGATAAAAATGCAACAAATGATGGATGGTACCTACGATCCTAATGCTCTTTCACCTGCTGCTAGTATCGCTGCTGGTCCAAAAGAAGTTAATATACCAAAGAGCGCAGCAAGTGTGCAAAGTATAATTTCGAAATTTGTGCAAAGAGGAAAAGAAGGCATTGTTAATATGTTCCGTAATACCCTTGGTGCTGGTAAATCAGAAGGAATAACTCCAGTAATACCTCAGTTAAAAGATAAAAATTTACAAAATATAGTTAATGATTTATCTCCTGAAGAGCGGGAAAAAATCCTTCAAGGAGTTCCTGCATCTAATTTGATATCGTCTGAAGAACGCGAAGTAATAGCTCAAAAGTTGGCACGATCTCAAAGTAGTACAGGAAGACGCGGTGCCTTTAAGAAATTTGATAGGATCGCTAAAACCCAGATAGAGAAAATTCCAGTATCTAAATCACCTATGACAACTGGAGCTGAACTTACTATGGCTCAAACCGAAAATGCTAATCTCAAAGCAGAAGCAGCTACAGAAAGTAGTGCACCGGTTATTGCACCAAGCACAATAAACAATTCTAAATCTTCAGTATCTAATGTTACGGTGGCAGCACCACCACACATCGATAAAACCCAAGTGTTATTTAGTACACCTAATTTAGCATGGTAAAAAAAGAGGGGAGCGGCACCGAACCACTCCCCTCTACTTATTCTAAATCAGAGATGCCTAACCTTGTTGGGCTAGCTTGGCAAAATAGTCAAGTGTATCACCATCATCTTCTGTATCTAGGCTTACGTTAGTATCTTCCTGAGGAGCAGCTGCAACGGCTGCAGGTGCATCAACTACTGGTGGAAGTGTCTCGTTAAGCTCGACTTGTGTATCTGTCGAAAAGGTATCTGCAACAGATTCTTCACCAAGAACCTCGTACAACTTTTTCTTCAAATCAGCATAAGACTTATAGTTGCTTTCGCTGACGAATTCATTCAAACTATGAAGAGAGTTATAAACCGATTCAAGTTTTCCTTCGTCTCCGTTAAATAGCTCGGTTTGTGCTTCGAACTCAGACTTATCGTAGTTACGATAACCTTCAAAATTCCGAATCTTTAGTTTGAAATTAGCACCACCCCAAAAATCAAATGGGTTAACTGGTGTTTCATCTTGGAACTGTGGTTGCATAATATCCATAATCTTGTCCATGATCTTTTTGCCATACTTATAAAGGAAAACTTTACCTTCATTTTCAGGATTAGCAGAGTCAGAGACAACAAGAATATTTGAGACGTGGTGAAGGCGACGCTTACGCATACGAGCAAGCTCTTTATCTTCTTCACGACCAGTATTCCACAGTTGTGTATTCATCTCACTTACTGGATCAGTTTGACCAATTGATGTGAGAGAGTTTTCGATATACCAACGACCTGTTGGGCCTTTAAATCCATGATCCCAATATTTGATCCATGGAAGGTCTTCACCTTCAGGTGCTGGCAAGAAGCGAATAACAGCATAGCCATTACCTGCTTTATCTACGGTTGGTGTCCAGAAGCGATCATCTCCATAAGACTTCTTTTCAGTGTCTTTAGAAGCTGCGTTAATTAGCTTATCGATTGCTGCTGCACGGTTTTGTTTTAGGTTTGCGAATGACATAGTATTTACAGTATATTATTATTATTTTATTGCGGTGTATTATTAATACCGACAAATTCTATATTATATTGATTAGGCTTGTCTGTAAATAGCAAAATGAGTCTTTCGCGATATTTGCTTTCACTTGCGTTAATCATTGGAATAAGGAATTGTTGGTATTTGCTTAGTATAAGAAGCGATGATTTTGTAATACCAAGTGGATCACGCAATTGGCGCTTCAGGCTTTTGATAAAACCTACAAAATGATCTATAATCACGAGAGTATCAGCTGATACCTTTTGACTCATATAAAGATTAAGTAGGAGATTATCGGATTTGGTAGAGTTTGGTTTACATACTCCATCAAAGTCGAGGTTATATTTATACGCTTGTTCTCGTATAAGTTTAACTTCATTTTGAAAATTATAGTAAAGTGCTTGACGATATGAATCGCGTTTTGCATGAATATCATGATCCATTTCCCCGATCCATTCTTTTTCTGACATGATGTTATCAACGAAGAATAGCTTTAGATCTGAATCTTTTGGATATTTCCTTGCAATTTTATCAAAGAAATAACGATCTCTTCGCTTTTCAAATGAAGACTGTTTTATATTTGCCTTAAAGTTGTATTTAAATGCATCATACTTTTCTTGAGAGAAGTGAAGCTTAATAGAACTGTATAGACAATATGCTTGATATCCGTTCATTTAAAAAGAGTAGCAGTAGTTCTTTTAATAATATTACGATTCATAGCTTCTGCTTCAAGCTTAACTTTTAATGGACCTCTCACGAGTTTTGCCATATCTTCAGGATCAATCATTCGTTGTTCGCATAAATGGCAAATCGCTTCTGCATATGACATATTGTCTTTATGAACGAGCATTTCTGCCTGAAGCGTTAGCTCTTCTCGAGTCATTGAGTTTTTGATTTGTATCTTTTTTGCCATTATACTACTTTAAGAATGAGGGTTTGATCATTGATTCGACCGTTTGCTGGTTTACGCTTAGTCTTAAGTTCATCAATAATCTTTTGACTTTGCTTTTCTGTTTTTGTCACAATAGCGTTAAGAACCTCATTTGGTTTACGGAGTGTCATACTATAACTCTGACTCTCATCGAAGTTCTTAAGTGTAGAACCTTTAACGACAATTCCTTCTGTTGATTCACATGTATAGACCGTTAACTTTCGGTATTTAATATTGAAAGTATAGACTTTTCTTGCACCAGGAATTCGGACCGGGGTTGCAGATGTAACTGCATATTCGTCAGATTCGCTCAAATACTTTAGAGCTTTAACCTGTTTCTCTGCAGATTGCACCTTCTTCTTCCGCGGTTTACGAGCATTAGTATGCGTAGCTTTGTACTTATCAAGCTGAGAGAGCATCTTATCAAGCTCTTTAATTCGATTACGAATACCAGCCTTTGAGAGATATGAATAACCTTCTACGCTGTCTGGGTCACCTTCAATGGCGCCATTTAATTCATCTCGCTGACGTATTAACCACTCATTGACATACTTTAATCCAGCAGATGGAATTGCATTTGTTTTAAGCGATGCGTATAGATTAATTCCGTATACTTTCGTTTCAGAATTAATCCAATCATCGAGCATCCAATCTAGATCGCGACACACCGTTGTAATTACCTTATTTCGTAGCCTTTCAATAGGACTGATATTTGTCTTTGGCTTTTGAGGCTCATTAGTCGCATCTTCTTCAATAGTAACGATTGGCTGAGTATTTTGGCTGAGAAGACTATCGATCTCTTTCTTTACATGCTCATAGTCATTATGAGGTTTAGCTCCAGAATAACCCTCTTTATCTTTATAGTAATCCATACATCCATCACATGTAGGTGCCATACCGTTGTTCATAGCTCGACATAATTTAGATGTGGTTACAGAAGGTTGTGTATCTCGAAGGCTCTTAATGATCTTAATCTGATCTTTATTATAGCCGTTCTTTTTCATCCACTCAAGAGCAAATACTTTAAGATCTTTAGCACTTAAGTAATAGTTATAGAATCCAAACATGCGATTCCGATTTTTCATAAACTTAATAGGATCCCAGTTTTCACATCCATCCCATTGAGGTTCTTCGCCAGTATATTTCGAATCGTTGGCTATAACACGATTATATTTATCAAGTACTTTTGCCATAATTATTATTCGCTTAGATCTATGTATGAATCAGCATTGTATTTCGTCATCAGTTCAAATTCATCTTGAATATCGTATGAACTTGCTTCTTTTGGCGCAAAGTCAACATAATCTTCTGCAAACTTTGGTTTAGCCTTAGCGATCCGCCCTCGAGCAGGTAAACCTTTACGTTGGCGATCAAGACGGCGAGCTGTCTTTTTAATAAACGCGAGTCTCTGTTTTTCAGTCATAATCTAATAATATAATAATTGTAATGAGATGTAAATAAAAATTTTACGGGCAACAGCCTCGAGGTGTAGAAATATACCGTTTTACCGTTTTCCAATAGCCTTCACGAATGACATATCGATTTCCATATACATCATAGTTATATACAGGTCTTACCCACACCTTATCATAAATAACAGTCGTTTGGCTGCATGAATGACGCGGTGTATATACTCTACGTGGGTGATGAATCGGCTGATGACCGCGATTAAGAATTCCATTCGTAATTCCACTTACAGCTCCGATCAAAGCTCCAGTTTCGCTGTCTCCGCTTCCAGTGTTATTACCAATAACTCCTCCAATAATTCCGCCGATAATTCCATCGCGGATAGCTCCATCAATATGATGATTAGCGTATGTAGATGATGCAATTAATGCTGCACCAATTAGTGTAATGATTAGTTTCTTCATAGCTGTATTATTTATAAAAGATGTGTTTACCTATCTTGGTTGTCTTCTTCATACTCGAAGCCCAATAGGGTGTTGTGATATAATCGGCATGGTAATGATCTGCGCCATTTGTATAATTTGTGATATATCGAGAAGTCACAATCTTCATCGCCTTACTCCATCGAGGGTGCATTCGTGCCTTTGCGATATTACTGTTTATTGCCTTTCCGTTCCAACAAGAGAATTGCC